AAATTGTTTTTGCTATTGGTTTTGTTAATTCTCCCTGTAAAACATTGCTATTCGCTCCTCCTCCAACAAGATACGTGAAAGTGATAGTAGTGCTTTTTGGAGCCAATCCGTAAGTTTGAGTTGTAACAAAATTTGTAGGATCGAAAGAGCTTGATAATAAACTCAATCCTCCATTAGTGTTGCCTACGCTTACTTGATTAGGATCCGGAATAACTGCACTATCAGCAACAGAATTAATTCCAGGTCCAAACTCTATTTGTAATACCGCATTACTTTGAAATCTTGAAGTAAATCTTCTTGGAACTTGTAATTTTTGAATCATGTAAGGAACTTGATTCACATCGTTTATTGTGGTGTTTGCTACAGGTTTTAGAATATAGTCTTGAGCTAAATAGGGAACTTCGTACCAAGTATTACCTGATGAATCCACTGCATCAAGAATAGTAATGATATTGGAATCTTGTAAATTAATAGTAGCGAATCTTTGTGCATTTCCAAAACTAAATTGCTGCGTCTTTATTTGTCCAGATATCGCTTGTGTTTTTTTTGATAGTAAAAAACTTGTAGGATTATTAAAACCATCAAGAGTATAAGCGGTAACATCTGTTGGATCCAAAGAAGATGAAACTCTAAAATCTATTTTTTGAGGACAGTAGAATGTATTAGAACTATTTATATTAGAAGCAACTTGCATTCCTTGATCTACGGAAAAAGCATACGAAAAATCAGGAAGATATTTGCCTGCCGATAATACAGAAGGCACTTGTTGATAAACTTTAAGATCAACTATAGCTGCGCTGGTTACTTTTGGTCTGTAACCTAACATATAAGCCAGACTATATAAATTATTTTTTTGTTTTGCGTATTGTAAAAAAGTCTCTTGTAATTGATTGTCCAAATAGAAAGATAAAACATCTCCAACATAAGAAGCCATTTCAATAAACATGCTACCTGGACTTGCTTGATTAAAATCTTTGTAATTGTCAGGATAATAGGATTTAGCATATTCTATCAAATCAGATTTGAAAGAACTAAAATTCTTATTTAAGTATTTAATATCTACGTTATTGTTCTGCATAATTACATATTTTGTATTTCGAGTACCACACCATCTGTTTCTTTAGAATTTTTTAATGTATAACTAAATTTTATTTTTATTGAACTAGTGTTGGGATCTCCATTAACTGTCAAATTAGATATCGCAACGTTTGGAAAAGTGTTTTCTATTTGAGCTATTAAGGATTGTTTGATATCGTCTAAAGAGGATTGAGCTATTTGTTCGAATAGTCTCGATCTTAAACCGGCCCCAAAAGTTGGATTGAAAGGGCGCTCTCTTCTATCAGTTAATAAGAAGTTGATTAAGTTGTACTTGGTTTGCTCTTTGGTCGTGTACACAGATTGAAACGCTATAGGAGCGGAAAAAGGTATTTTTACTCCTATTGCTTGAGATGGTCTCAAATCGTCTTGTGATATTTGTCTTAAGTTATATGCCATTAAATAGCGCCTTTAGCTTTTAGTTTACTCATTAATTGTGTAAAGTCAGGTACTTCATTTATTTGTACCATACTTGGATCCGAACTTGCTCTTGCTGTTGACAACATACTGTTTACGTCTCCCACTGCCACTTGTTTAGGTTGGAAGAAGCTGGTTGGATCGACTCCAATTGAATCAGGACCTATATTTCCAGTAGTAAAAGACATGTCGTCCATTTCTACCATTGACATTGCGGTCTCGTTTAGTATGCTTGCCAAAGGATTGCCTGAGAAGTTAGCTGCGGGTCTCATTGGTTGCGTGTTTAGAGTTAATGGGACAGCTTTTTTTACAGGTTTAGATTCTTTTATAACCTCTTTTGTAGTGCTGGAGGTTCGAACCTCTTGTAAAATGGCAGGCATCTCTTGACGAATGGCCTTTGCAACCTCTTCCCTTATTAATTTTCTAAGTAAATCTATTTGACTTGTTTTTGCCATATCTTATAAATATTGGTTTATGATACTTTCTTTTTAATTAGCGTACTATACCAGAACTATATTTTCCTCCTGGGTCGGTACTCTTTAAATCTGTTTTTAAATTTTGCACTGAAGCAGCCATTAACTTTCTCATTCTTTTCCTTAACTTTTTACCTCCTGGAAGGTTATTTGCAAAGGCATTAAGACCCAATCCATTCTCTTCGTTTTCGTTATCAGGAGCGTCCAATCCATTAATAATAGAGGTAACGTCTAGGTCGTCTATAGTTATATCAGGATCCCCTAGATTTGCAGTCGACTCTATTAAGATAACTAGATCGGAAGGATTCATTCCCGTAACAGACTTATTAGTGTAACCTCCTGCGCTTAATAACAATTTCACTTCGTTTATTATAATTGTATCGTCAGAAGCATAAGTAGGAGTTGATTGTACCACTTTATTTTTCTTTCCGTCCAAAGCAATACCAAATCTTCTTTTTATGGACAAAGCAATATCTGTAGTTTCTTCGGTAATAATCTCTATAGTGAAATCTCCATAAGTTTTATTCTTGTTATTTACAGAGTCAAAATAATCGTCCATATACTTTTGAAGTGCATCTGCGCCCTCTTTAAGTTCTTGTATAGTCTGATTTAATTCGGCTTTTAGGTCTTCATCGCAACTATCGCAACTATTTAAGTTTCTCGCAATTAATTCTAACTTAGGAATGATGAAAACTACATTATTTAATACGTAAGAAACAACACTTCTAATTAATCCAAGAATTTCGTTTATTTGCGCTAATCTTTTTAAGAAGTATACTAGACCATTATTAAGTATAGCGTCTTCGTAAGTAGCAGAAATGGCAGTTTGGCCACTGACTGTATTGAATACTTGAGGTATAGGCATACCAGAAAAGAAGAAGGCTCTTAATTTATAGAATATTTTTATTAGCAACAAACCTACTCTGATCACCAATTGTAACAAAGAAATGTACTTGACTATGTTGGCCATAATCTTGACAATCGATTTTGCAGTTTTTATTATTGATTTAATAAATGGTACTGCTTTTTTAGGATCTAGTATTTTGTCCAATTGCTTTATAGCTTCGTTAATTTTTCCCTTTGTTAAGGTATTTAATTGCTGTAAAACTGTTTTTGGATCGTTGTACGCTTGAATTACAATACACACAGATCTCACTTTATTCATAGTGTCTATCGTAGTGGTAAAGTCAACATCAGTAAAAGTTCTTAGATCTATTTTTTTATTTAAAGAGCCTATAGCGTTAGTTATAAAATTACTTGATATTGCGGCTTGAGGAAAAGCTTGAGAAAATTCAGCGTCTACCAAAGAAGCCGAAGAATTTACATCGTTTAGATCTTCCAATATAGAAGTAACTTGAGCAATAAGATCTTTTAAAGCTTTTTGAGTTTCAGGATTATTGGATATAAAACTAGAAACAGTAGTGGCCCCTGAATAAAGAGCCATAAATTTATCTATATAGCCTTGTACGTCGTAAGCAAGCTTTTGTATTTGATATTTTTTCTTTTCCAAAGATCCTGCGCTACGAGGAGGAGCTTTTTTAGGATCAAATTTTTGTAAGTTATCAGGTATTTGGTTTGCTGCAAAACTAAAAATAGCACAAAAGTCTATTCCTGCAATTAGATTAAGAATTCTAACCAATCCCATATCTAACGGATTTAAAAAAATTGCACCTGGGGGTTTTGGTTTTCCGTAAAACACTCTAGAAACGCCTTTCTTTATCTTTATTATAGCTTTGGAAACTATACCGACTACTCTCTCTAAACCAGTTGCAAGATCCGCATCAGGAATTAGTTGATTTGCCTTATTTATTAAATCTAATTGAGCGCCTAAATCTCCTGCATTCTGAGCATCGGTCAATTTAGTATTTATCTCTCCAGTTTTTGCTCTTAGATTCGCCTGCTTATTTCTGGTTTCAGTTCTAAAATCGGCTCTTTCCTGCTGCCTTCTTTGTCTAGCATCGTAGTTTGGAGTATTTGCCATCTATCGTGTAAATGTGTTTTTAGAAAGTAATGTTCGCAAAGAGTCTTCTAATTGAACAGCAGCAGCTTCAAGTTGTAAACCTTGATTTTTTATTACAGTTATTGATGCAGCAATATTTTGTTTATTCTCTCCTACACGACCTAATTGAACTCCTATTTCTTTTAAAGCCCCAGTGAATAATTCTAATTGAAACACTAGACTATTTCCAAGAACTACGCTTTCACCAAGAGCCTGAGCCTCATGACCAAGTTCAACTATGTCAGAATCCAAGATAATTTTTTCTTTTGCATCCAAATTAATTGTTTCAGTAGAACACAAAGATACTGCTCTTTTTCCGGCAATAATTACTGCGTCTTTTTTAGAGTGCAATAAAATTCTATCAGAAGATAAAATCACCTGTGCGCCTGTAAATGGAAATTCTAATTTATCTAACATGTTATCCTATTGCTTTTTTATCTTGTGTATTCGCATCTACTTCTTCGTTAGAAATTATTGGAGAGCTCGACATTCTTATGTTATCAGTTCTCTCTTGTGCTTGAGCATTGATTCCTCCAAAAGATCTGAAGTCAAAATTATTCAAATCTTCTATTACTATTTGTTGGTCTTTAGTCAAATATATAGAAGAAAAATCCTTGTTTATGTTTTCTAAAGTAGGAGCAAAAATATCTTTACTATTTTCAGGAGCGCCTTGACCGTTTACAATCATTGTTATTGGACTGCCTTGAGGTCCCTTATTGGACCAATAATTTGATCTTTTTATTTTAGGAGTTGTGCTTCCAAATCTAACCGATTGACCAAATCTAGACTCTAATATAATATCTCCTTCGAAAGGTTTTAGCTTTCTAACCGTATTGGTCTCTTTAAAATATTCTCCCAAAAATAGCTCTACAGTAGTATCGCCTTTACCGGAAATATTAGGATGAGAAGAGTAGTAGTCCAACAAAAACTGTTGGTATTCTAACATATTTGGAAACGCACTATGATTTGGATTGAATTTCCAAAGATTGTAAGGAGGTAAATAAAACAATTGCTTTGATTGAAAGTCGTCGTTTAGCGCTTCACTAGGGCCTGGAAATATTATTACAATTTCGTTAATCAGTGGGTATTGATTAATGAAACTAAAGAATGGATAAGCATAGTCGCTTACGCGTTTGCTTTTACTAGTGGTTAAACTAGTATACAAAATCTCAAAACTTATTTTACCCAAGTCTCCAAAGCTTTTAAAATCTGGGTCGGTTTCTTTTGTGCCTTCTACTAGATCTGACAGCACAATACTACTGACTCTTCCTATAATGTAGAAAAAGCCGGATTTAGTGACTGCAGATCCTTCAGGTCTTCCAGTTTTATAGTTATTTTTTCTTGCCATTACGCTTTAGGTAATTGTTTAGTGCCTTGTCCTATTGAAGTTACCTCGCTCATTAATTGCTCTATGTCTTTCTCGCTTAAAAGTCCTCCGTCTTCTACAGACTTGTCCTTGGCATCCGCAGATTTTTGAAAAGCACTAAGTATTTTCATTAGCACTTCATCGTTTTTAAGGCTAGAATCCAATAGGCCTTTAATCATGGGCACAAGAACGATAGCGTCGCCAGGACCTTCTATCATGTCAGCAAGACGTAATATCTCTGATTTTATTGATGAATCTTGTGACTTGTGTTTGTTATAGACCTCTTCCACCAAATTCGCCAATGTCTTGCCAGGGAAGATTTCTTTTTCTAGTTCCATACGATTTTTTTAAATAAATATCACTGGTCTACATTTTCAATATGGTGATCCAAGACCTCCTTGTAAACAACTTTAAGCTTCTTTATGACCTTGGTTATTGTATTTGATTGGCAATCGGTCATCTCTTTTATGTATATGAATAGAGCTTTTTTATTGAAAATGTCTATGTTTTCCCTTCTTTTGAACACTTCTAATATAGCATCGGCCACTTTTACCTCTTGATCCTTATCGAATAGTCTCATTAGATTTTCGTCCACATATTTTATAAACTCATCTATGACCGATACTCTATTAATATCGGTGGAATCCGGTTCTAGCACTAAAGTTTCATGAGTTTTATCGGAATTGTCTATCTCTTCAATTTGCATTTTGGAGACCATCTTTTTGTAATTCTTTTGATTGTAGATGATCAAATACCTTTTAGCAATGGTACCAAAATAGGAATAGGCTTTGCCCTTTGATTGATCGTAAAGGTGTAATTTTTGCAAAAGAAAAGAGATAACTTCGAACTTAAGATCTTCAATGTTATCTACTTCTGTGTAGTAAAACTTAAAAGTATGAATGATATTCTCAGCTAACTTATAGAAAGCATAGTGAATTTCCTTATTATAGATTTGATTTGCTACCGCTTGATTAGGAGCCGAACGATACCTTAGAATGGCCTCTTCAGTTTCAGAAGTAAAGTAAACGTTCTTAGTTTTTGGTTTTCTTTTTCTAGGTGTACCTTTTATGGTAAGACCTATATCCACTTCTTGTTCAGCCATTAGTTCTTCTGCCATAGTTTATTTTCTCCCCGTAAATTGTTGAACGCGTAATTGAATTGCTTTAATTGTTTCGAATAGAGCCAATAATTCTGGGTCTGATTGAACCCACATTGTCATGTCTATTTTGTTTACCAATCCGTTAAAATCGTCCATTAAAGAAAGCGTTTCATTAACGAAACTGCTTTGATTAATTACAATCTCTTCTAAACGTTTATTTTTTCTATAAAGATTGTATACTACGGCGCCAATAATAGTGACAAACCATAATACTAGTGCAATTGTTCCTGTCATTTTAATTAAATTTGTGTTTCTACTCTTGAAGCCATTAAATCGGCTTGATGTAGTATGTAAGGTAAATTAGATTTTAATTCAGAGTCAGAGCTATACGTAATGTAGTACGCCTTATTTGATTCTTCGTACAGTCCATCGTGTAATTTGATTGCTAAGAATTCATTTTCGCTAACAGAAATATTCGCTTGCTGTAAGTAGAATAGACTACGATCTGCAATTCTCATGTGAGTAATATTGGTGTTGTATTTAAAATGAGCTCCTTGCTTTTCTACGTGCCAAGAAGAGTCATTGGGAATATAGAAAGGCTGTTCATTAGTGCCCAACTTACCAAGATCATGATTAATTGCAGAGAATACTAGTTCTTCAACTGTATAATCTTTCTTCTGACCAAAGCGCTCCCATACTTTATCCATAACTAAAGAGGCTTCAACTACTCTGTTAACATGTTCAACGTACCCACCTGGAAAACAGTTATGATGCGATAGTTTAGTGGAAGCTGGACTGATGGCTAAAGTAACTTCTCTAGCTTTGTAAAATTCCAGTAACGCATCTTTTCTGTCAGAGGCGATGTACTTGTCTATGTAACCGTAAAACTTCTGTAAGTTCTCAAGGATCTGTTCTTCTGTTAATTTTTTCATAACTTTTATTTTTTGATTAATTGTCGTGCTCAGTGTTTATTAAATGTTCAATCTCTCTAAGTTTCTCTTGCATTCTCTCTAAAGTCGCTTTCAACTCTTGTGGAGGACGTAATTGGGAAATTTGGGAATTTTGGTACATGATCATATTGACCATCTCGCTTAATTTTTTAATTACTAGGTTTTTGTATCTCATGTTTATAATTTAATAATTTTTTATCGCATCTATGATATTATCTATCGAGTACATGCCTTTAGTTGATAGATTCTCAGATATCACTTTTATTTTTCCTATATCAGAGTGTTTCTCTGCAATATAATATATCTTCCCGTTCAAATTAACCATTGGATAAGAATCCACTCCAGTTATATTCTCTATGTTATCGCACATATTGGGGTACTCTTCGCAAGGAATCGATTCGTACTTAATTTTTAAGTTGTCTAAAGTTGCTTTTAGTTTTTTACATTTATCGCAACCTTGTAAAACGTATACTTCTAACTTATTCTTCATATTCAATGTCATTAAATTCAGGATCCAATTCATTCATTAACATTATCCAAGTATCTTTTTGCTCTTGAGTCATCTGTTCGTAGTACATACTTAGATATAGGTATATCCCCTGCAGTTCGTCCTCTGTTAGCTGCGGTTTTTCTGTTTCTTTATTTTCTGTATTCATATATATGCTGCTGTTGTTTTCCCCCTGTAGTAGAAGGTTTTAAAAATAATTATTTTATGGGACAAAAAGAAATATAAGTTCTAAGTACGCTCAACAAAGATTAATTTTTTTTGTTCGAACTATTTTTTGTATATTAGATTTATGGAGAACGAACAATTAGTTTTGGGGCTTTTGGAATCTGTGTTGGGAAAATCAAAACCCGACAAAAATAAGAAGGACCACGCATTCCATTGCCCTATTTGCAATCACAAGAAACCAAAGTTGATAGTAAACATTTCAACCGGGCAATACAACTGTTGGACCTGTCACCCCGCGACAAAAGGCAAAACGCCGGTGTCTTTATTTAAGAAGCTTGGTGTAGATAAACCTCGAATGGTGGAGATGAAAGGCTACTTTTCCAACGATAGAACCAAGATAGAAGACGTAGAAACTGAAAGAGTATTTTTGCCTAAAGAATTCATTTCAATGACCGATAACGATAAATCTTTGGAGTATCGTCACGCAGCCGTATACTTAAAAAGTAGAGGAATAAACGAATACGATATAAGAAAATACAACATTGGGTACTGTAAAACTGGAAGGTATAGAAATAGAGTTGTGATTCCTTCTTACGATAAAAATGGTCAAGTTAATTACTTTATTGCGCGCTCATTCGAAAAGGATCCGTATCAAAAGTACGACGCTCCTTCAATCCAAAAGACAGAAATAGTCGGCATGGAGTACTTTGTAAACTGGTCAGTACCAATAATACTTTGCGAGGGAATATTCGACGCAATTGCAATAAAAAGAAATGCAGTTCCTCTATTTGGCAAATCAATTCCAAAGGCACTGATGTTGAAACTTGTGGAATCTCAAGTAAAAACAGTATATTTGGCCTTGGATAAAGATGCGCTTAAAGAAGCATTGACTTATTCAGAACAGTTGATAAATCTAGGTAAGGAAGTTTATTTAATACAATTAGAAGGAAAGGATCCTTCTGATTTAGGTTTCGAAAATATGACAAAATTATTACAACAAGCAAAGCCGTTAACATTCGGTGAGATCATTCTCAAAAAAATGATGGGTTAAACCATGATAAGAAAAATATTTCAAGTAAGTGATATTCACATTAGAAATTTCAAAAGACACGAAGAGTACAGAAGAGTTTTCGAGAGACTTTACGACTACATTAAAGCAAATTTTACAGAAGACGATCTAATCTGTTTGACAGGAGATATCGTTCATGCCAAGACAGACGTAACTCCAGAATTAGTAGAAGAGGTACAAAACTTTCTAAAAACATTGGCAGACATTGGAAGAGTCTTATTGATTCCAGGCAATCACGATGCAAACTTAAATAACGGCCATAGAATGGATGCGTTGACTCCTATCGTTAATGCTTTGAACCATCCTAATCTAACCTATCTTAAGAAGACTTGCGCATTAGACATTTACAACAACAACGTTACTTTTTATCACTGGTCGGTTTTTGACAGTCACACCGAGTATCCAAAATGTTTCGGTACTCAAGACGACTTTAAGATCTGTTTGTATCACGGACCGGTTAGCGGCACAGTTACTGAAAGCGGCTTCGGTCTTTTCGAAAACGACGTGAAAGTAGACGATTTTGAAGGCTTTGACTTAGTTTTACTAGGCGATATACACAAGACTCAATTCCTAAACGAAGCCAAGACTATTGGATATCCAGGATCTTTGGTACAACAGAATCACGCAGAGTCTTTAGTACACGGCATATACGTTTGGGACGTTGCGACTAAGTCTGCAGAGTTCGTAGAGATAGAAAACGATACTGCTTTCTACACAATAGAAGTGGACGCTGGCATCTATCAACCGTTACCAAAACTACCCAAGAATCTTTACCTAAGAGTCAAATATAGAAACACAGATCAGTCGGAAATCAAGAGAATAGTAGCTGAAATCAAGCAAGAATACAACGTATTGGAAACCTCTTTGATGAAAATAAGAAACTTCACCAACTCTTCCAACGAAAATAAGAAGCTTAACGTACACAATGTAAGAGACGTTGACTATCAGAACTCAATAATGATAGAATTCTTAAAAGAAAAGTTCGATTTAGACGAACAATCGATAAAGGACATCTGCGAGATAAACAAAATAGTGAACAACTCTTTACCAAAATCCGAAGTTCCAAGAAACTCAATTTGGATTCCCAAGACTTTCGAATTCTCTAACATGTTTAGTTACGGAAAAGGCAACTTTATCGACTTTTCTAACATGGCTGGAACCTACGGCATCTTTGCACCAAACGCTAGCGGTAAATCTACTTTATTGGATTCTATCGCCTACTGTATATTTGACAGATGCTCTCGTACAACTAAGTCAGCGCAAGTAATGAACAGTAATTCTGACTCATTTAAGTGCAAATTGGTCTTTGAATTGAATGGAGTGGAGCATACTATAGAAAGAAAGGGATCGAAACAAAAATTGGGTAACGTAAAAGTCAACGTGGACTTCTATTATACAGATCAAGACGGCAATAAAGTGTCTTTAAACGGTAAAGAAAGAAACGACACTAACAAAAGCATTCAAAATGTTATGGGTAATTACGAGGACTTTGTTCTTACTGCGTTATCCATGCAAAACAACAATACAGGTTTTATAGATATGAATCAAAAGGACCGTAAAGACCTCCTTTCTCAGTTCTTGGACATCAATGTGTTCGAAGATCTCTACAATCTCGCTAACAATGAGATGAAGGAGGTCTCTGTTCTTTTGAAAGAGTATCAAAAAGAAGACTACTATCAGTTATTGAAGAAGGCAGAGTTCGATGTAGACACATTTGAGATTGCATTGGAAGAAGCGAAAGAGGAAAAGTTAGCCATAGAAGCCAAAAGAACTTCAACTAATCGACTTATACTAAATAAAACCACTGAACTAATTCCAATTGACAACGATATTGTAGACATAGAAGAGTTAGAAGGTCAAAAGTCTACCATAGAAGTCGGTATTAATAAGCTGACCTCTTCTATGAACCTTAATGCAGATCTTATAAATTCAGTGGATAAAGAAATAGCCGAACTTAATACACAAACTGTACACGATAAGGTAATCAAAGACATAAATTTAGAAGACTATAGTGAAAAGCTAAGAAGTCATAGATTGGATACAGAAGCTTTACACGAAAAGCGTATTGAATTGAGTCAAGCCAATACTAATCTACGTAATAGTAGGAAGAAAATGGAAAAATTGGCCGAATTAAAGTACGATCCTAACTGTAAATTCTGTATGGACAACGTTTTTGTTAAGGACGCAATAGAAACCAAGAATTCAATACAAGAGGAAGAGAAAGCGGTCGCAAAATTAGAAGACGCAGTTAACACTTTAGAAAAGAAAATAAAAGACAGCTCTTCCGCAATAGAAATTAAAGACGCAAAAGATCAATACGACAAAGATTTACAAACTTTAGAAGCGCAAAAGAATAGACTGAATGCGAACGAAAATAATTTTAGAAAGCGACTTAATGATGCTGAGATTTTATTAACAAATATAAACACAAAAATAGATTCTCACAATCAACAAGAGCAAGCGATTCAAAAAAATAAGAAGACAAACGCTGAAATAGAAGAGCTAAATAAGACCTTAACAGCAATAGACAAAGAGTTGGACATCATTAACGATACTATATCAGATATTACTGCCAATAAGAAACTTGCAGAGAGCAACAAAACAAAATACGAGAAAGGAATAGCCAAATTAAAAGGCCTTGAGACCAAATTCAAAGATTATCAGTACTATTTACAAGCAGTACACAGAGACGGTCTTCCTCACAAGCTAATTGCCAACATTATTCCTCAAGTAGAAGAAGAGATCAACAACATTTTAGCGCAATTGGTGGATTTCCAAGTAGTTTTACACGCTGACGATAAAAATATAAATGCATACATCGCTTATGACGAAAATAATTTTTGGCCTCTTGAACTTACTTCAGGCATGGAGAAGTTTGTGGCAAGTTTGGCTATCAGAACCTCTCTTATCAACGTATCCACTCTTCCTAGGCCTAATTTCATGGCAATAGACGAAGGCTTTGGAGCGCTTGATAAGACTAATTTGAGCTCAATGGTCATGCTTTTTGACTACCTTAAGACGCAATTTAAGTTTATTATGATCATATCCCATATTGACTCTATGCGAGACGTGGTAGATCATCATATAGAAATAAACAAGGTCGATGGTAGATCAAAAATAGAACAAGCCGCGTAGATATTTATTACCAAACTGTTCTTAAGTGATCAAAAACATAATTGCTATATATCCAGGACGCTTCCAGCCATTCGGAAGGCACCACGCAGAGTCTTTTAATTGGCTTGCTTCTAAGTTTGGTAAAGACAAATCTTATATAGCTACCTCAGACGTAGTTAACCTTCCAAAAAGTCCACTTAATTTTAAAGAAAAGCAAGAGATTATAAGCAAATACGGACTTGGCAAAAATTTAGTTCAAGTAAAAAATCCGTATAAGGCTGAAGAAATCACTCAAAAGTACGATCCAAAGACCACTGCGATAGTTTTCATGGTTGGAGAGAAAGATATGAAGGAAGATCCTCGCTTTAAGATAGGAAAAAAGAAAGACGGTGGAGATTCTTACTTTCAAGAGTACAAACCCGGAATGAAAATGCAAGGCTACATGGAACATGGCTATTTAATAGTTGCTCCGCACACTTCTTACGACATTACAGGATTCGGTGAGATGAGCGGAACTACTATTAGACAAGCTTTATCTTCTAAATCCACACCAGAACAATACAAAAAATTATTTACCGATATCTTTGGTTGGTACGATCCAAAAATAGCCGACATGTTGAAAAAAAAATTCTCTCAATCTAATAGTTTAAAAGAATCTATTAGCTTTGAGAAATCTCTTATACTAGAGTACTTAGTTTACAACTTATTAAACGAAGGAGGAGCAGCTGGACACATGGCACACCCTTTCGATATTCCTTCAGTAAAAACAGGTAAAGATTTGTTAAGTGTATTCCAAAAAACTGGAGATTTTTTAACAAAGAATTCAGTTCCAGTAAAAATAGACGGAGTAAACGCTTCTATTAGATTGGCTAAAGTAGACGGAAAGACTCAGTTCGTAATGGATAGAGGTTCTAATAAGCCTTTAGACGTTAAAGGCGTTACTTCTAAAGATCTTACTGATAGATTCGGAGAAGGACACGGCATGATTAGAATAGGCGGTAAAGTATTAGAGATATTCAACAAGACTTTACCCTCTATCAAAGGAGAATTGGAATCTTTGGGCATGCTAAACGATCCTAACAAGATGTTTAATATAGAATATGTAGAAGGAAAATCAAACGTTCAAGAGTACGAGAGTAATTTCTTAGCAATACACAATATACTAGAACTTGAAAGAGTGAGTCCTACAAAAAGAGTTACCAAAGAAGTCTCTTATAATAAAAAAGCATTGGCAGAACTTATTAAGAAGGTAAACCCAGTCGCTAAAAAGTATGAATTTGAAGTGATGGGAGAAATTCCAGCCAAATTAAAAACGAAACCTAACTTCGCCTCAGCTCTTTCTAAAAATTACACAGTAGTTTTAACAAAAGGAAAGAAAGAAACCAAATCATTGAACGATTGGTTGAATGGAGCTAAAAATACCAAAGGTTTAAAGCTAAAGTTAAAAGACGGCAAAACTGTTGATGCACTAAGCAAGCAAGTATTCATATGGATAATGGATGGAAAACCAGTTGATCAATTGGTATCAGATATGAAAGACGCTAAAATAGCAATAGATTCATTTGTAATATACAATGCTACAATGTATTTAGGCGACGTAATACTAGACTCTTTAACTTCTCCATTGGGCGATGTTAAAGATCAAGAGGGAATTGTGGTTAGAGACAAGGCTGTATACGATAAGCCTTACAAAATAACTGGATCTTTTATATTAAGAGGTCTTCAAACCGCTTTTGGAAAATAATATGACTGCAAAAGAAAAAATAGCATTACTACAAGATTTCGTGGAATACTGCGAAAACGCTTTAGATATAAAGAATCTACCAAAGATAAAATTTGTTTTTGATAGACAATGGGCTACTAACATGCACAGCTTTGGTAGATATAGAAATGGAGAAAGAGACGTGACTGTTTACATGAGAAACAGAAACATGGCAGATGTACTTAGAACTCTTGCACACGAACTAGTACATCACAAACAAAATGAATTAGGTAAATTAAAACCTGATAGCGGTTCTACAGGATCAGATATAGAGAATGAGGCTAACGTAAAAGCCGGAATCCTAATGAGAGACTTCGGAAAAGAGCGAGAAGAGATATACGAATCCCAAACTATAAAGTTGGGAAATCTACTAAAAGAAATAAAAAGAAAGTAATATGGAACAATCAGTTTTGAAAAAAGAGTTTAGCAAGAAAGATGTTCAGAGAATGAGGAACATTATTGGTGGTAAAACAGGAGATGCTACGCAGACTCTTGCAGGTTGGGAAAAGAAATCTATAGATCATACAGAAGGAGACGTTTGGGAAGAAGATGGACGCACTTGGACTATAAAGAGTGGAATTAAGCAGAACGTTACCAAACTAGACGGCATAAAAAAGATGGTGGTATTACCAATAGCTTGTCCCAATTGTGGTAAGCACATGAAAATCACAGAAGCCAATAAAAAAATGTACTCAATTCACAGCATGTGCTTAGATTGCGTGGTTAAAATGGAAGGCAAGATAAAAGCAACAGGTGGATGGGAGGAATATGAAAGAGGAATGGTTAAAGCCAACGCCGCGGCAAGTTTGATAGATTTTGAAAACGCAGTAGACGCATGGTATAAAGAAAAAGATTCGTTTGTATCGGAATCAGGAGAGATAGAAAGTTGGGGAGGCGGAGATAAAAAGAAGATATACGAAGAAATTAAAGCAAAATTAGAAGAGATCAAAAGTTCCGATATTTATTAATAAAATTTTTTATAAATGCCAGCGGTATCTAAAAAGCAACAAAAATTCATGGGAATTGTTCATGGATTGCAAAAAGGAACAGTAAAACCTTCAGAGGTATCTAAAAAAGCACAAAACGTAGCAAAACAAATGAAACCATCATCAGCAACTGACTTCGCGGCCACAAAACATAAAGGCCTTCCTACAAAAGCCAAAAAAATTAAAAAAGAAAGCATAGACGGAGCTATCGATACTTTATACATGGTTAAAAAGCCTTACGCTGGCTGTGAATTGACTTCGTTAGTTCATCCAATCGATCCTTTATTGGGCATCGGAGCAGGTCATCAAGTAGTTCCAGATCAAGTTCACGCTGTATTTGCCGACCAAGATCATGCGCAACAAGTAGCTCAAGACCTTTTTGAAGAACACTCTCAAAAAATGGAAGCTTTAGAAGAAAAGAAAGGCGCAGTAACAGGCAAAATCTCTTCAGCTATCGACTCTTTAGAGAAGAAAAGAAAGGAACACGTTGATTTGGCTAAAGCAGATCCTAAAAACGCATCACAACACAAAGAACACATCGCTAAATTAGCTACGAAGATAGACGATTTAATGAGTAAGCTTGAAAGAGTTGAAAAATCAAAGAAAGCTAAGCAAGACGATTCTAAAAAAAATAAAAAATAACAAAAATGGATCAATTCTCAACACTAATCGGAACTTTGATGCAAAGCCGCAATCAGGCTCACATCTATCACTTACAAACTGAATCTTTTGCAGCGCATGCAGCATTGAATACATACTATGATGAGATTGTTGAGCTATTTGATGGCTTAGTTGAGTCTTATCAAGGTCGCTATGGTATTTTAAGAAACTATAAAATGGCGGGAGCTATCAAAGAAGACGACAATCCTATTGTTTACTTCGAAGCGCTTACAAAATTCGTAGAAACAATAAGAATGAAATGTCCTCAAGACTCTTATATTCAAAATCAGATCGATACTGTAGTTGAATTATTAGAATCTACCAAATATAAATTAATATATTTGCACTAATGATAAAATTAGGTAACCTATTAAACGAAATATTACAAGAAAAGTCTTGTTGGAGAGGATATGTCGCTAAAGGTACCAAGAAAAAAGGAGATAGAACAGTTCCTAACTGCGTTCCTTTAGAAGAGGAAGAGCAATTAGAAGAAGCCGAATATCACGGTAGAAAAGTTACTCTTAATAAACCGTTTCTAACTCCTGATGGACCTAAAAAGCGATCAGTATACGTTAAGAACGATAAAGGAAACGTAGTTAAAGTAAATTTCGGTCAAAAAGGAGTCGCAATTAAGAAACACTTACCTAAACATAGAAAATCTTATAGAGCAAGACACGGATGTAGTAATCCTGGACCAAAATGGAAAGCAAATTATTGGAGTTGTAAAGCCTGGTAAATTATGATAAAATTATTAGACATACTATTAGAAATGGGAGCGGCTACAATAAAGCCAATCATGCATTTGTACGATGAAGATCCAAAAGCGGTTTCATCTATTATATTTCCAAACAATCCAAATGCTTCTAGAGAAGAGGTAGAACACGAATTGATGGCTGCTTCTTACGAAGATTTCACTCAATACAGAGATGAATTGGGAATAGAAATAGAGGAAGCAGAAAGAACTAAAGCTGGAAGAAAGGTAAACAAAGCCTATCTTACCAAGAATAAGTCAGCAATGAAAGGAGAGATAGACAGAGTAGCTAAATTAAGCAACGATGATCCCTCAGCTTACACAAAATGGGACGCAGATTACGCAGACAAAGACAAAAAGAAACCTTACAAGACCAAAAAATCAGTAGCAACCTCAGCTTACGAAAAAAGATTCGGAGAAAGTATTAACGAAGGAGACGCAGATACAGCACTATCAAATAAAGCAAAAGCAACCGGCATATCAAAAACAGTTTTAAGAGGCGTATACGATAAAGGCTTAGCTGCTTGGAAAACTGGGCACAGACCTGGAGTTGGACAACATCAGTGGGCAATGGCAAGAGTTAATTCTTTTGTAACTGGAAAGGGCGGTGCTAGAAAAGCAGACAAAGGTTTATGGAAAAAAGCAAGCAAATCGAAAAATAAAAAATAATGAAACTTACAGACTTACTTAAAGAGGCAATTTCTTACAAAAAATCAGGATTAAAGAATCCAGGCAAGGCCGATTTAAATCACGATAACGAAATCTCTTCTTACGAAAAGAAAAGAGGCGGAGCCATAGAAAAAAACATGAAAACGGAATTTAAAACACAAATACCGAACGCTCCAACAATTAAATTTGGTAACGAAGAGAGACCCGTAGAAACAATGCCTTCTTTGAGCAGCTCAGAAATGACCACAATGGCAAATCAGTGCGAAGAGTGCGGAGCTCCAATGATGTACGAAGATAAAATGTGTATGGAGTGCGGATACATGCAAGAAGATGGCGACGCTACTTCTTTGCCATCTTCTCTTATTCCAGGACCAGTTAAAGACGATGAGGATCAATTTTCTGAAGGAATGGATCACGAAGTTTCAATGGCAAAATCAAGCCTAAAAAATATAATAAGCAACGCAAGTCAATTGTTAAATAAATTGGGAGACGAAGAAATTGATATTCCAGCCTGGGTTCAAGATCACATTACAAACTCAGACAATTATATTAGTCAAGCAAACGACGGATACTACGAATACGAATCAGAAGACGAACCTGAATACAATGACGGCGCAAGTTTACAAGATTTGATGGAGAGAAAGAAAAAGCCTTCTGCTGGTTTATCTAAAACTCAAAAATCTGCCATCGTAAAGAAAGCAAAAGCTGGTGGAGACATTGGTAAAAAAGGAAGTGGTTTTGCAGCAGTTGAAAAATCAGCAAAAGCTAGCGGAGCCGATAATCCTAAAGCAGTAGCCGCAGCAGCAATGTGGAAAGGCGCAGCAAAACGTGCACATAAATAATTATAAACATGAAACTAGACAAATTAAAAGGACACATTCCAGATTCAGTTATAGCTCAGATTCCAGGAGTGATGGAAAAATTTGATATTAATACTCCATTAAGATTGGCTCATTTCTTAGCTCAATGCGGTCATGAATCTGGCGGATTTAGATTGACAAAAGAAAACTTAAACTATTCAGCTAAAGGTTTGAATGGTATTTTTAAGAAGTACTTTCCAACATTAGAATCGGCTTTACCATACGAAAGAAAACCCGAGAAAATTGCGAATAAGGTCTATGGCGGTAGAATGGGTAATGGTCCAGAATCAACTGGAGACGGCGCTAAATATTGCGGTCGTGGTTACATTCAATTAACAGGAAAAGACAACTACACTGCGTTTGGAAAATCAATAAATGAAGACATCGTAGCAAATCCAACATGGGTTGCAGAAAAATACGCATTATTATCTGCAGCTTGGTTCTTCAACAAAAATAAATTACACATAATGGCTGATGGCGGTGCTACAGATGCTGTAGTTACTTCTATCACAAAGAGAGTAAACGGCGGAACTATAGGATTACCTGATAGAATCAAACATTTCAAAGAATATCACACACTGTTATCATAATGAACAAAGACTTAGACATATTAAAGGCAATTCTTTTAGAAGCTGACGAAGAAGACAACGTTAAAGACAAAGAAAAAGAAGTCGAGAAAAACGACGCGGAAGAAAAAGCCGACAGTAGAGCTAACGAAAAAGAAGACAAACCGGATTCTCCTTTCGATAAAGATCCAATGGGTTTTATTCTTAAGAAGTATCATACATTGAACGAGTTGTTAGCAGAATTAATGACTCCAGATTTCAAAGAATATATTATTGCCATATTCATTCAAGCACCAAAGCCAACTAGTTTTAAAATTGTTTTACACAACGGTCAATTTTTCTATTTGACCTATATGATGGACGACACTTATCAAGCAATAATATCAGGTAAAAGACATTACTTATCTAGTATCGGTGAGAAAGAAAGAGCGATGAAGGGCATTAGTCGATTGCTACAACAAGGAAGTCCTTTAAAAACAAAAGGACCTGAAGGAGCAGAACAAGCCACAAGACCAGAAGGAGAAGACGACGGCAGTTTAAGCGGTGGAAATAATAATGGAGGAGGAGATCAAACTGGCGCAGAAGAAAACTCCGACAACGAACCGCTAACAGAATCAATCATACTAAAGGCTTTAATTAAAGAAGCTAAAACTCCTGACTTAAGATTAGTTTTTAACAAAGAAATGCAAGATAGTGGTCTAGAAGGAAAACCACAATCAGGACCTGCTCACATAAGATACAAATTAGGCACAGCTCCAACAAAATCTATTACTAAAGTCGCAGATAAAGTAATTGGTAAGGGCAATTATGCAATTACAGATGAGCCTATGAAATCAAAATATTCTGCGTCCAGTAGTTACCCAACTATAAAAGTAACTGTAACAAAAGCAACCCAAAATTTCAAAAAAGGAGATTTTGTTCTTATAGTTAACCAGACCGGGGAAGATAACAAAAGTATTACCGCTAAAGCTTTAACCCCTACAAATTTGGGTATTGCTGGAGATTATAGCGATCTAAATAGTCTTGTTAAAGCTACAATAAAGGCAGTTTCAAAATATGAAAATTTAGGACCAATACTTATTGGGTTAACAAAAGATACAGATAAAAATACACCTGTATCAAAAGTTGGTCTATCTAAATTAAAAGACGGTAAAATAAATGTGCCTTTATCAAAACAAACTATACAACTATTAAGCGGCTTGTCTAAACAAGATAAGAATACTATAGGTAAAGATTTTGGAGAAGTATTAGGATCTATTTTTTTAGGTAAGCATGTTGGAATTAAGAAATACTTATCTTTTCCAAAAGGAAATGCAGATTTAGTTGATTTTTTACTTGATGGATATAAAATATCTTCTAAATATGAAAAAGGAGCTAGCGCATCTTTAACAGATTTATTAACAGCAATTAAACCGGATCAAATTAAAGACGATAAAGATCAAATGGCATTATATAAAGCATTACAACCTATGCTTAAGAGTTCAAAAGAAATAAGTCCTAACGCATTCTTAAAAGTAGCTGCGTCATTTCAAAAAGATATGCCAGGTATTCAAATATTATCTAGAATTATAGGAATTGATCCAAATAATTTAAGGGCCCAAGACATTAACGATTATATTAAGCGTCTTTTTGCAAAAACAAACGCAAAATCAGCCAAACAAAAAGACGCTGTATTCTTCAAAAAATTTAATCCATTCTTCAATGAAATAAAAAGAAACCCAGGAAGCAAAGGCGGCCAAACAGTTGAATGGGAAGAGATTAAGAAAAAGAACGGTGATAGTGGTTACTACGGAGCTGTAACTTCTCCTTTCTCTTATTATGTGGCAGATCAATTAAATAAAAAACCTCAATTTGTAAAGGCACTAAAAGAAATAGTTTCAAAAACTGAGGTTAAACAAATGTACTTGACTTTTGGTTTGGGAGAAGGTAATATGACTTTCAACATTAGATCATTCAACGACCCTAATGCTGAGTTTAAATTCGAAATTCCAAGTTTGAGCGTTAAAAATCCAACAAGTAGCAAATTAGGTTTCTCTTTAGCTAAATAATTGAGTACCATAAACTTTAGTTAAAAAGTATCAAGGATTTTTATTAAATTGGTTATATGAAAAAGACTACATACGGTGTCATGAAATCCATCGATGGCACAACAATTCACTACATCCAAGATCCAGGTCAGAATAGAAAACCTCACAATTTGAACGGGCCAGCAATGATTTACGCTGACGGCAAAGAGGAGTACTATATAAACGGTCTCAAAATTACGCAATCCCAATTTACATTGTCAAATAAGAAGCGTTCCCTTAAGCAAGAGGAAGAAGAAGCTTAGTGACATATTTATTAGAAAATTAAAAACTATGAAAATAGCAATTAAAGGCCTTATCGCCTTATTTTTAGTCGCATGTGTTTATTTAATCTTTAAAGAATTTGACGGCGTTAGATTTAAAACCGAGTCTTACGAGAGAGAAATAGAGTCTTTAGCAGTTCAAATTGATTCTTTACACGTTCAGAACGATAGTTTAGAGACCACTATTCAAGTGGTAGAAAAAGAGAACCTAGTTTTAGAACAAAAAACTAAAACATTAACTGGAAAAGTAAAAGATTTGAAAGAAGATAAGTCAGAATTAATTGCGGCAGCAAAAATGAGACCTCACGAAATTGACAGCTTCTTTCTTGTAAGATATAAAGAACAATACAAAGTCGTTACAAAAGACACAACTATTTTACCAGTACCAGTTTCAAAAGCTGTTGTAGTTGATTTAGTAGATTTCGATAGAACTAAGAATATTGTTTTAAATCAAGACAGTTTAATCACAAATTTAGAAACAACTGTAAACGGTAAGGATAAAGTAATTGTGACTCTAAGAACTAAAGAGAGCAACTACGAGTCTATTATTCAAAAGCAAGTTCAACAGCAAGACAATTACAAAATAATCGTTGAAGGTTTGAAGGGCGATATTAGAAAATTGGATAGAAAAAACAAGTTAAATAAACTTACTAAATTTGGTATGGGAGCTCTAATTATAGGTCTCGCCGTAACGCATAAATAATGGCAGAAAGTCAGATAGATATAAAAGAAAGGATCAAGCACGAATTTATAACTTGCGCCAAAGATCCGGTGTATTTCATGAAAAAGTACTACATGATTCAACACCCACAAAGAGGTCGAATGCTGTTCGACCTTTATCCGTTTCAAGAAAAAGTACTAACGCTATTCCAAAAATACCCCGAATCCATAATCAATAAGTCAAGACAGTTGGGTATCTCTACTCTAGTGTCCGCTTACTCTTTATGGCTAATGGTATTTTCAAAAGATAAAAACGTTCTTGTAATTGCGACTAAGCAGGACACTGCAAAGAACATGGTTACAAAAGTTAGATTTGCTTACGATAACCTTCCTAATTGGATGAAGATCGGAGCTGCTGCAACTTCCAACAACGCATTAAGTTTAAGGCTAACAAACGGATCTCAAATCAAAGCGGTATCTGCAGCAGGTGACGCAGGTCGTTCTGAAGCCGTATCGCTATTGGTAATTGATGAGGCCGCGTTTATCGATAATATTGAAACGATCTACACAGCTGCTAAGATGACCTTGGCTACTGGTGGAGGTTGCATAGCGTTATCTACTCCTAACGGTGTTGGTAACTGGTTTCACAAATCTTACACAGAAGCTCAATTACAAAAGAATAGTTTTTTACCTATTTCGTTACCTTGGAGTGTTCACCCTGAAAGAGCGCAAGATTGGAGAGACAAACAGGACATGGATCTGGGAATTAGAATGGCCGCTCAAGAGTGTGATTGTGATTTCGCAACCTCAGGTAATACAGTAATTCCTCCAGACATTTTAACTTGGTACGAGGCCAACATGATCTCGGAACCAATCAATAGAGAAGGTCAAGAAAAAGCTTTATGGATTTGGAAATATCCAGAACCCACCAAGTTTTATATGGTAGTTGCCGACGTAGCGAGAGGAGACAGTTTAGACTACTCTGCATATCATGTTATAGATATAGATAGTTTAGAACAAGTAGCTGAATTTAAAGCCCAGACTGACACCAGGATATTTACAAACGAGCTTATAGCAATATCAACAAGATACAATCAAGCCTTATTGGTAATTGAAAACGCCAATATTGGTTGGGACGTAGTTCAAGGCGTGGTTGAAAGTGGATACTCAAACATACACTTTAGTCACAGATCGGATAGTAACGCAGACTTAAATAGCTACTTACAAGTGCATTACGGAAACTCTACTTTAATTCCTGGATTCACAATGAGTCCTAAAGTTCGACCTTCTGTATTAGAAAAAATGAGAGATTTCATAGAAAATAAAACGGTAATCATAAGATCCGTTAGACTATTAGAGGAGCTTCGCGTATTTATATGGAAGAATGGTAAGCAACAAGCCATGTCAGGGTACAACGATGACCTTGTAATGGCGTTTTCAATAGGAATGTACTTGAGAGAGACTTCTTTAAGGTTCAAAAGAACGGCCCACAGTTTGACAGAAGCCACTTTGAACGCCTATACGAAAGTTGGAGACGATAGTCCAATGTACAATTCTTACGGAAATTACGGTGAAAATCCATGGAAACAAGAGATTGTAACTCCTATGGGAAATCAACAACAAGATTTAACTTGGCTTTTATAATATAAAAATATGGCAGAAAATAAACAAGACAATCTATTTTCGGCGTTAAGGAGACTATTCTCTACCGACGTCATTATTAGAGATTCGGGAGGAAAAAACTTAAACGTAATAGATACTGAGCACATTCAGACTTCTGGTGTGATTCAAACCAATTCGTTGATAGATAGATTCCACAAAGTATACACCACGTCTACGGCGTACGGAGTCAACCTCAACCTTGCTCAGAACTACCAATCAGCTCGTGTACAAATCTATGCTGATTACGATGCAATGGACACAGATGCTATCATTGCTTCTGCGTTAGATATTATTGCTGACGAGTGTACTTTAAAGAACGATCAAGGTCAAGTACTAAACATCACATCAGCTGACGAAAACATTCAAAACCTATTAGAAAACCTATTCTATTCAGTTTTAAACATAGAATTTAATTTATGGGCATGGATTAGAAACATGTGTAAGTACGGTGATTTCTATTTAAAATTAGAAATTGCAGAAAAGTACGGAGTTTACAATGTAATTCCATTCTCTGCTTACAATATCGTTAGACAAGAGGGATTCAATCCTAAAAATCCAAACGAGGTAAGATTCAAATTTGATCCTAACGCAGCTATTAGTTCAACCACAGGATACTCTTCAGCGTTTAATAATCAAGATCCAGGAATTTGGTTTGATTTGTACGAAATGGCTCACTTTAGATTTCTTGGAGACGTAAACTATTTGCCTTACGGTAGATCTTATTTGGAACCAGCTAGAAAACTATTCAAACAATACACTTTGATCGAAGATGCGATGCTGATTCATAGAATTACTCGTGCTCCAGAAAGAAGAACGTTCTACGTTAACGTGGGAGCCATCCCACCAAACGAGGTTGAGAACTACATCCAACGCATGATCGGTAAGATGAAGAAAACTCCGCTTATCGATAGTCAGACCGGTCAATACAACATGAAGTTCAACCAACAGAACTTATTGGAAGACTTCTTTATTCCAGTTAGAGGCAACGATCAATCTACTAGAATTGATACTGCAAAAGGTCTTGAATACAATGCGATAGAAGACGTACAATACTTTAGAGAGAAATTGTTTGCTGCGTTAAAGGTGCCTAAAGCATTCATGGGATACGAAAAGGACTTAACAGGAAAAGCAACTTTGGCTGCTGAAGACATTCGTTTTGCTAGAACAGTAGAAAGAATTCAAAGAATTATTGTATCGGAATTAAAGAAAATTGCTTTAGTTCACTTGTACGCTCATGGATACACAAACGAGTCAATTACCAACTTCGATATTCGTCTGACCAATCCTTCTATCATATACGAGCAAGAGAGAATTGCTATGATGAAAGAGAAGATAGACCTTGCAAACCAAGCAATAGACAACTCTTCTTTACCAAGAGATTACATATGGAAGAACGTATTTAATATCTCTGAGGACGAATTTAATGAGCTAGACGACCTTATTGTTGAAGATCAAAAGCGTAAATTTAGATACAAACAGATCGCAGAGGAAGGCAACGATCCAGCAGAAACTGGTCAAGCATTCGGTACTCCTCATCAAATAGCTAGTCTATACGGTGGTAAGGGCGATGGAGCTTTGGAAGTTCCTAGAGGCTACGACGAGACAAATCCAAACGAACCAAGAAAAGTACCAGGAAGACCTGAAAAGTACAAATCTATATACGGAACTGACGAATCTCCATTTGGAAGAGGCGGAGTTTACGACATGGACAATCAGAATGCAGAAACCAAGGAAGATAAGACCGGGGTTAGTTTTAAAGGAGGAGCTTTGAATATGGAGAGCACAAAAGCTATCTATTTCCAAAACAAAAACTCAATAGAGCAGATGTTTGCTAAGCAAACCGCTAGAAAGACTCAGCTTTTTGAACAATCTGGCTTATTAAGTGAAGACAACATTATTGACAATCTAGATTAGAATGTTTAGATATTTATTAGCAAGCCTATCAAAATAGCTATGGCAATTAAACACTCAAAATACCGCAACACAGGTATTTTATTTGAACTCTTAGTAAGACAAACGACAGCGGACCTGTTAAACAACCAGGACTCCAAAGCCGTTAAGATTCTTAAAAAGCACTTTACCAATACCGAATTGGGAAAAGAGTACAGTATGTACAGCGCTTTTGTAACCAGCCCAAAACTATCAGAAGCAAAGGCAGAGATTCTAATTTCAACCATTTTAGAACAATACAAAAGATTAAACCACGAAACGCTAAGCAAAGCGAAGTATAACCTAATCAAAGAAATTAAAAAAAACTACAACCTACAAGATTTTTTTAAAGCCAAGATAGAGAATTACAAGCCTTACGCTTCCGTTTATACTATATTCGAATCACAAAATAGTCCAGTCTCAGACACAAAACAGATCGTTTTAAACAAGATCAATTTGTTAGAGCACTTAAGCGAAGAATCAATCAAGAACGTAGAAGCTTCTCAAGCAATGGTTCAAGAGTTGATGCAAGAGGACAAAGAGATTAGAATACTAACGTATAAATTACTAGTAGAAAAGTTCAATAAAAAATATCAAAACCTTTCCGAAAGACAAAAAAAAATATTGAAAGAATACGTTGCTAGCATAAGCGACTCTACTAATTTAAGAACTTTTTTAAACTCAAAAATAAAAGAAATTAAATCTGAATTAACAGAAGAGATTTCTAAAGTATCTGATAAAGTTACCAAAATTAAAGCTCAAGAAATTTTAAAATTCGTAAAGCCATTAAAAGAAGGTATCACAATTAAGGACGAAACTATCACAGGTATTTTACAATACTACGATTTAATAGACGAGTTAAAAAACGCTTCCAAATAATGAACAAACCTTTCAATAATCAATTTGCCACTCAGAGACTAAGAAGCGAAGACAGCGTAACTGGAGGAAATGCTCCTGCTGGTACCGCTTCTACATTCAAAGCTGGTGATGGCATGCAGTATGCAAGTACAAAAGCTTTCAAAAAGAAGACCGAAGTAAAAGACGTAGAACCAAAGATTGTTGCAGGTAAAGCAGAAATATATCCTAAGAAAAAATGGGGTTGGAAGCTTGCGCCTTCAATTCCAAACAGACCTTCCAAAGGCGGATTCCAATACAAGCAAATGTTCGAAGACATGGAAGAAGGCACTCTAAGACCTGTCGATACTTCTAAAGACTCTTTGTCTCCAATGGAATATCAACAAGCGCATCACTACGAGAACTTTAACGAAGACGATTGGACTTTTGACGATGTTTCTAAAAGGTACATTAAAAAGAACGCAGAATCAGATCAAGAAATGCAGACTGAGCAAGAAGAAGATAAAAAGTATTACGTTAAAGTGGCAGTTAGAGACGCAAAAAGAGCTTTAGACGTACTAAGAGACAATCCAAGTTATAGAGGTGTAGAGCTAAACGGATCAGATACTTATTACACATCAGACGAAGATTTAGCTTACGATATGATGATGGACTTTGGTACTCAAGATATTGAAGTAATAGGCGATAATTTTAGCGATAGTCACCTTTACGGTAACGAATCTTTAGATGAGGCTTTGACTTACAATAAATTCAAGAAACAATCTGCAACAAGACCTAACAAAGACGCTTTACACGAAGCTCTAAAATTAATAAATAAAAAGTTACACGAAATAAACAGATTAATGGAGTACTCTACTAATATGAGAACTGAATTAGAAGAGGATTATAGTCCAAGAACTGGTAAGGTTGTGAATAAGCTAGAAAAACAACTAGCCGAAATTTACAAAAAGGTAAAAAATTTAAAGTAAAAAATAATGAAAACGCAACTTAACGAAACAAAAAGAATGCAGCAGTTGGCTGGCATTATTAAAGAATCTGAAATAGACAAAAGTATCGAAGAAGCAGATGTAACTCCACAAGAAATTTCAGATGAACAATTTAAAATATTTGGTGGTTTTAAACCTAGCGCGGAAAAAATAATGAGATTATTGATAACTCAAAAAATTGGAGCGCAAGAGGCAAACGATTTAATGAAAAAATATGGTTTTACTAAATGGGACATGATTCAAGCTGGCATCAAGCTTGGACTTCAAGGAATGAAACTACCTGCTGATTTTAAAGGCTTTAAAGATTAATATAATATGGCAAAATTAAAGTCAGCCGGAGGCAGTGAAAAATTAGTTTTCGGAAAAAGAAAATCAGATCAACCTGGTGGCAAAAAAAGTTTTAACAAACACAGTCCAAGACCAAAAGCCTATCAAGGTCAAGGAAGATAATATTTATCAGTATGACAACAGCAATTTTATTCAAGAAACACAGAGCTGGAGAAATCAGCCGTGAAAAATTCTTATACGAAGTTAGAAGGGACGAATTGTTACCTTTTATTACTAACATGACTTCTTACGATGACTCTATTAAGATGCTTAAAAATAAGGGTATCGTTAGAGAAGCTGCCGCAGCCGACAATATACATCCTTACGCTTTAAAAAAAGGTATAGAAGCCGAATTATTAAAGGGCGGAGAAATTACTAATCTAGCTTACGCAAAAGCCACTGCAACAGCTACCAAGAAATTGGCAAAAGATCCTACAGCATACGACGAATTACAAGTTTCTAACTCAGCAAAGATAGAAAAAGCAGATGCTAAACTGGGAATGACTCCAGTTAAAGGCAACAACTTTGTAGACAAGAACAACGGAATGAAGAAGATTAGAGGCTTTCACGATGCTAAATCAAACACAAAAGCGTCTAAGAAAGAGAATAAGAAGGGCAATCCAAAAGGCGTTAAGATGATGAAAGAGTCTCAAATAGATATCTTAAAGCAGCTTCTTAAAAAAAAAGTTGAGTTAACAGAGGACATGCATCCTACTTACGGAATGGGCCAAGAGGTTCCATTGCCTGATACAGACGTAAAACAATTTGGAGTTGACAAAGGAATTGTTAAAGATATTTTTGGTGGCACTTTAGAAATAGAAATACAAAGAGAAGGAGAAGAGCCTTTAATTATCAATAGACAAAGCAACGTAATCGACAAAGCAAAAGAGTTAGCGAACACAAGATCTCAAGAAGACGATAAAGAAGCAAGAGACAGTATGTGGTCAGATTGGGACAAAAGAGGAGAAAAAACATTCGCAGGAGTCGTAGATTTTCCTTCTAAGATAGACGCCGATCGTCAAAAGAAAACAATGGGAATAGTTGAAAAGTTAAGAAAGTTTTTAAAGAAAGGAAAGAAGAAAGAAGTGGACGAAACTTTAACTGCAAAAACTGGAGAAGATTCTCACGACAATGCAATAAAGAGTAAAATAAGCAAAATAGGTAATGCAGCAGCAAAAGTGTCTTTAACAAAAGCATTTAACTTAGGTAAAGATATAGATATATAATATGGCAAAACAATTACTGATAGAGACGGCTTACTTTACTCCGATGGTTTCATTGAACGAGAGTAAAAGACACACCAATGGCAACCTAATGGTTAGCGGTCAAGTACAAGCCTGCGACAAGCCAAACGCAAACAAAAGAATCTACCCTTACGAAATACTTTATACGCAAGTAGAAAAATACATCAACGGACCTATCAGAGAAAATAGAGCTTTGGGAGAATTGGACCATCCTGAGTCCACTATTATCAATTTAAAGAACGTTAGCCACAACATCGTTAAACTTTGGTGGCAGGGCAAAGATCTTTACGGTCAAATAGAAATCTTACCTACACCATCAGGAAATATTCTTACTCAACTTTTTGCAAATAACATCACAGTCGGCATCTCATCAAGAGCTTTAGGATCGGTTATTCCTATTGGTGAAGGTTTGGTTCAAGTAGAAGACGACCTAGATCTTATTTGTTGGGACTTTGTTTCCACTCCATCAACTTACGGAGCCTACATGAAGCCTGCTGCCAACCCCAGCGCACCAGGTCTTCGAGAGTCATTCGATTTAGAATTGGCTAATGCAAATAAGTATTCAAGAGCAAGTCGTCTTATTTCAGACATTATATGTTCTCAGAGCGGAATCTGCTGTTTAAGCAAATAAAAATTTACGTTTTAGTGAAAATGTCCGTATTTATTGGTACATGCACCGCTTTTCTAGTGCGGTAGCTACTCGAATTTTATCTATATATTGCTTCCAACATTTAATAAGCAATCAGAACACACATTATTCAATTACAAATGGAAAACTTGTACAAAGAGGCAATTGCTGACGCAAAAGCACTAAGAGCTAGCGCAATGGCTAACGCTAAAGCTGCATTAGAAGAAGCATTCGAACCTCAATTAAGGGAAATGTTCCGCAAGACTGTCGAAGAAGCTGAAGAGATCGAAGAAGACGAAGATCTTACAACTGACGCTGAAGACGCAGCAGAAAATCTTGAAGAAATCGACGAAATGGACGAAGCTGAAGAAATGGACGAAGCTAAGGCTGAGGAAATGGACGAAGCTGAAGAAATGGACGAAACTGAAGAGATGGATGAAACCTCTCTTGAAGAAATCTTGGGTGAACTTGAAGAATTAGCCAACGAAGGTGAAGACCACGAAGGCAAAATGGAAGAAGAGTACACAGAAGATGGAATCGAAGAAGGCGAAGACTACATGAATTACGAAGCTAAATCTGAAGAAGAAGGCGAAGACGAAGTTGAAATGGATGACGAAGAAGAAATGGACGACGAAGAAGTTGACGGTGAAGAAGAAGAAAAAGTAATCACTATCACTTTGGGTCAATTAAAAGACATTTTAGCTCCGTATCAAGGTGAAGAAGAAGATGCAGAAGACGTTGACGACGAAGAAGCAATCGACGACATCAACTTAGACGAAATCTTTGCAGAATTAGAAGAGGCTGCTCAAGTAAAGAAAAAAGACAGCGTTATATCTACTACTGATGGCTACAAGAAAGGCGGTAAAATTCAAAAAGTATCAAAAGGAGTTTTATCGACTACTGATGGCTACGAAAAAATCGGTAAAGTTAAATCGGCATCAAACGGCGTTACAAGTACTACAGATGGCTATAAAAAAATTGCCAAAAGTAAAAAAGAAATGGAAGAGAACAAAAATTTCATTTCTCAAATAGGAAAAGCTCTTCCAGGCAGCGATGCTATGAACAGTATTGATCCAGGTCCTAGCGCTTTAACAAAATTGAAAGAAGCTAACCAAACAATTGGTTACTTACAAACTCAATTAAAAGAAGTCAATTTATTGAACGCTAAGTACTTATTCATGAACAAATTGTTTAAAGGCAAATCGTTAACTGAATCTCAAAAATTAAAAGCTATCAACGCTTTCGATAGAGCTACTACGGTTAAAGAAGTTAAGAACACGTTTGCGACATTAAGCGAATCTTTTTCTACAATTCACAAAAAATCAATCAACGAAGGTTTCGCATCACAAGCAGCTGGTATTGCGCCTAAGAGAACAGAAACGATCGAATCTGATCCTTTCATCTCTAGAATGCAAAAATTGGCTGGTATCAAATAAATTAAAAAAATAAACTCCATAACAAATGGCAAACTTAGTACAATCATTATTAAATGAGTCTGCTCAGAACGCTCAACAAGCTCAGTTTACTGTAGCTCAGAAGCTTTCTAAGAAGTGGGCAAAATCTGGCCTTTTAGAAGGTCTAGAAGGAAACGATCAAGCAAATATGGCTATGATCTTAGAAAGTCAAGCTAAGCAATTAGTAGTTGAATCATCTACCTCTGGTGGTGGTACAACAACTGGTGCGTCTTTCACAGCTGGTAACGGTGAACAATGGGCTGGTGTAGCTTTACCTTTAGTTCGTAAGATCTTTGGTCAAATCGCATCTAAAGAGTTCGTTTCTGTTCAACCAATGAACTTACCTGCTGGATTAGTATTCTATTTAGATTTCCAATACGGAAACACTAAAGATCCTTTCACTGCTGGTGATTCTTTATACGGTACTCGTACAGCTAACTTCGGTAACGCTGCTGCTGGTGCTTTATACGGTGCTGGTAAATTCGGATATTCTTTAAACCAATTCTCTGTATCTGCTTCCCTAGTTAGTATCGTTTCGGCTTCTTTTTCTGACGTTGATTACGATGCAAACTATTCTGGTTCTATATTTTTCACAACTAACGATCCTACCGCTTCAAACGTTTTAAGAAAAGTAACTTTTGCTACTTCTTCTTTAACTAACTATGATATCAACGCGGTTCGTTCTTTCATTGTGACAACTGGTTCTAGCGCTATCGCTACAGCTTTCTTATCTCCAGACAAGACTTTACAACAATTCACTCAAGTGGTTGGTGGTAACATCGTTTTCATCGTATCTGGTTCTCAATTACAAACAACTGGTTCAGTTGGTTCTACATTCAACATTGAATACGGTAAAGCAACAGACTTTAACGTAAGAGGTGACTTTGAAGATAGAACTGCTACTCAAGGTTTCTCTGTTCCTAACGCTGCAAGTACAAGTTCAATCGTTATCCCTGAGATCAACGTTCAAATGAAGTCTCAAACAATCAGTGCTAAAACAAGAAAATTGAAAGCACAATGGACTCCAGAATTTGCTCAAGATTTAAACGCTTATCATTCTTTAGATGCTGAAGCTGAATTAACAGGTTTATTATCTGAGTACATCTCTTTAGAGATCGACTTAGAAGTATTAGATATGTTAATCCAAAACGCTCCAACAGTTGAATATTGGTCAGCTAGAGTTGGTAATACTTTAACTGCTGGTGCTGCTGCTCCTGTTAACAACACAGCTGGTTTGTATTACAATCAAATGACTTGGTTCCAAACAATTGGTATCAAATTACAAAAAGTTTCTAACATCATCCACCAAAGAACAATGCGCGGTGGAGCTAATTTCATGGTAGTTTCTCCAGCAGTAGCTACAATCTTGGAATCAATCCCAGGATTTGCAGCTGATACTGACGGTGCAGCAGACACAATGAAATATGCTTTCGGCGTTCAAAAAGTAGGTGCTTTAAACAGCCGCTATAAAGTGTACAAGAATCCTTACATGACTGAAAACGTTATCTTGTTAGGTTTCCGTGGTACTCAGTTCTTAGAAGCCGGAGCTGTATACTCTCCATATGTTCCATTGATCATGACTCCATTAGTGTACGATCCAAATACCTTCACTCCAAGAAAAGGTATCATGACTCGTTACGCAATGACTATGATAAGACCCGAGTTTTATGGTTTAGTAGTAGTAGCAGATTTATCAGTAGTTTAATCTACAGTAAGATCTATATTATAATAAAAGGACCCAGCTATGCTGGGTCTTTTTTTATGCATATTTATCTAGAAAGGTATTTGAATGACTGATACGAATTCGATCTCAAAAAAGTCTCCTAAAAATCCAATTAAGTTTTTAATTCCATTAAACGAGGAGCAGAAGCAAGCCAAGTCAATAATTCTAGATAACAAAATAACTGTTCTAAAGGGACAAGCCGGATCTGGTAAGTCCATGTTAGCGGCTCAAATCGCTTTAGATCTTTTGTTTAGAAAAGATATCGAAAGAATTATTTTAACCAGACCCGCAGTTACTTCAGGAGAGGACATAGGTTTTTTACCTGGTACAAAAGAGGACAAATTGGCTCCTTATACTGCAGCGATATACGACAACATGTATCGTCTTTACAACAAAGAAAAGATCGACAAAGAATTAATGGACGGTAAAATAGAAGTAATTCCTTTGGCTTTTATGAGAGGGCGAAACTTGAGCAACTGTTTTGTTGTAGTAGACGAAGCTCAAAATATAACCAACAGACAAATGGAGCTTTTGTTGGGTAGACTATGCGTTGGAACCAAAATGATTATTTGTGGAGACGGAGCTCAAATCGATCTTAAAGACAGAAAAATGAGCGGCTTCAATTTTATATGTACAAACTTTAAAGAGGTGCCAGGATTCGAAGTGGTAACCTTAAAGACCAATCATAGGGATCCAATAGTAGAAAATATCCTAGAAATATACAAGGCCCACGAATAGTTTTTGCTTAATCGGGTTTTAACCATTAAGTAAATATTTATTTGAAAGCATTTAATGGCAAATCCAAGCATATACGACGGAACACCGATCCCAATCTCAGGTTCCACCCCCTTTGGTTACTACGATTTAGACGCTCAATTTCAGACAGACGGACCAAAAGTAGCCAATTACTGCGCTACAAAATTGGGCTACCCTATCATGGATGTGGAATTGCAGGACGTAAACATATACACATGTTTTGAGGAAGCTGTGTCAGTGTACTCAGAAGAGCTTTACCAATCAAAAATTAAAGACAATTATTTGGGATTAGAAGGCGCTCCAACTCAATCTCAATTTAACAATACTGTAGTAGTCCCTTCTTTGAATTCGATAGTTACTATTGCTGATAACTACGGAGCTCAAATTGGAATAGGCGGTACTGTAGAATATTATAGCGGATCATTAAACTTAACAGCAAGCGTTCAGGTTTATGACATGCAAAAATGGGCTGTAGATAAAGGATACATTAGTGGAAGCGATAGAATTGTTATTCAAGAGGTTTCTTATAAGGGAAATCCAGCTGTAAATCAATATTACGATCCTTATATTGGAGGATCTATCAACTATCAAGGCGCTACAGAAAATTTCGGTTGGGCAAGCTATTCCCCAGGTTTAAACTTTACTTTATTCCCGGTTTATTGGGATATTCAAAGAATACAAGAGATAGAAATGTCGAATCAAGTGAGAAGGTCGTTTTTCTCTTTCGAAGTGACTAATAACAAACTTACCATATTACCAAGACCGGAAACAAACGATATGATTATGTGGATCAAGTATTCTAAGAAGTCTGATTTCTCTGATCCTACAAAAAACAGTCCTTACGGAACTAATACTGGATTGGTTAGTAATCCTTCGAATGTTCCTTACGGCACAATTACTTATCGTCAAATAAATCAGCCTGGTAAACAATGGATTTTCGAATACACTCTAGCTTTGGCCTCAGAGTTGTTGGGATTAATTAGAGGTAAGTATACACAAATTCCTGCTCCAGGCGCGGAAGTTACATTGAATGGTGCTGATCTAATTTCAAAAGGTCAAGCACAACAACAGTCTCTAAGAGAAAGACTTCGTCAAGATTTTGAAGACATGAGTCGTAGATCACAATTAGAAAGAAAACAATCAGAAAACCAATCCATCTCAAGTACTTTAACTGAAGTACCAATGATGATATATATAGGATAAACTATGGCACTATTTGGATCGAGCAGAGATATAAGCACCTTTAAAGGCATGTCAAGAGAACTGTTAGAGAACGTGATATCTCAACAAATTGGCTATTACAAATATATGCTAGAAGAGAGCACTATAAATGTGTACGGAGAGGGAGTGAATAGAAATTACATCGGACCAGTGCTAATAAATTGCTTGATAGAGAGAGGAGATTTCGCTACCGTTTCCGAAGCTCAAACTATAGACGTACGAAGAGACGTTACGTTTAGGTTTTTAAAAGATCATTTAATTGATGCAAATATAGTTTCAGAAATTGGAGACATAATAATGTACAACGAAATGTATTACGAAGTAGATAACGTTAACGAAAACCAATTCATACTTGGAAAGGACAATTCTTACGCTTATTCTGCAGGATTGGAAAATTTTGGAACTTCTTATTCAGTATCATTAAACACGCATTATACGAGCGACGATAAGCTTGGTATTGCTAAACAACGTTTATAATGAATCAAACAGTACGACCACAGAATAGAAGAGAGTTCATGAATAAGCTGATTGTTCCTTACGATAAAAGTGAAGGTAACAAGAACAACGTATTTTCTGAACCCACAAAATTAGGACAGCCAGAAAAGAATCGTGCCAAACAAATTAGTGTAAAGACAAGTACTGATAAGGATTTTTATATTGGAATGAAAGATTTGGTTGAGGCCGTTATGTACTATTTCGATAATGTTCTTCAACTTAGCGTTGTTCAAAATAATAATAGAGTCGCAGTTCCAATACTTTACGGAAGTCCAGAAAATTGGAAGACGGTGCAAAAAGATGGATATTACAGAGATAAAGAGGGAAAGTTATTCGCTCCATTGATTATGTTTAAGAGAACTAGCACAACTCCTAACAGAAATCTGGGAAATAAATTGGACGGTAACCTAGTACATAACTTACAACTTTTTGAAAAGGCCTATAGCAAAAGAAATTTTTATAGTAACTTTAACGTATTAAATAGTAGATCTCCTGAAAAAGAATACATCGCTTCGATAACTCCTGATTATGTAACTGTAGAATACGAATGCATGATATGGACTTACACAGTTGAACAAATGGATAAACTAATAGAAGCACTTAACTTTGCTTCTAGATCCTATTGGGGAGATCCAAATAGGTTTCAATTTTATAGTCAAATAGAAGCGTTTACAGATAGTTTAACTTACGAAGTTGGAGACGATAGAGCTGTAAAAAGCAGTTTTAATTTAACTTTGAACGGCTATTTAATTCCTGATTCTATAAATAAAAATTTAGCAAACTCTAATATCTATTATGGAGTAAGCAATGTTATATTTACATTAGAAACCGCTACTTCTACTGAGCAAATAACTGTGGCTACTTCCAATCCAAGCACAGTTACACTTGCAGGTATAATAGCATCAGACGGTCAAAACGTGATAAACAACACCTATAATTATGGAGGCACAGATCCAGCAATTATAACTTATTTGGCCAATCAAAAAGAAGTATTGGGAACTTACGTTTCTTCTACTACTGTTAGCTTCAATAAAGGTTGGGCTACTGCGCCTACGGCAGTTCCAGCTAATAACGCATCGAACTTTACGTTCTTTGTAAATGGACAATACGTAGAGCCTGCAGCAATAGTAAGCTTCACTGATAACGTATCTTCATCTACTTTGATAATAGATGCATCACAATTAGGTTATAGTTTAGACACAACAGACACTGTAGTAGGAGTCGGTAAATTTAATTAAGAATGGCGCAATTTTATAATAAACAACTACACTTTCCCTTATCAGGTTCGTTTACCGGATCCTTTACTGGATCTTTGCAAGGAACCTCGAGCCAATCCATTTCTTCTTCTTACGCACTCACGGCCTCTTATTTATTAGGCTACGCATCATCATTCCCTTATACAGGTTCAGCTCAAATCACTGGTAGTTTAGGAGTGACTGGATCTTTATCAGTTTCTGCAGGCATTACTGGTTCACTGTTTGGTACAGCATCACAAGCAACTTCAGCTAGTTATGCGTTTACTGCAAGCTCAGCAATCAGTTCGTCTTACGCACTCACGGCAAGCTCAGCTACTAACGCATTTAGTTCTAGCTTTGCATTAACAGCTTCTTTTGTAAATCCATTAAGACAAAACGTAATCATATCTGGATCTTTAACCGTTTCAGCATCAGCTACGGCGTTATCGATTCAAGGAAGCGGCTCTAATGTATTTAGCGTAGACGGAACTTCAGGAAGACTATTCGAAGTAGACGATTCGTTATCCGGATCTCTATTCTCAGTAAACACAGCTGCGGGTCTTCCAGTAATA